TGAGTTGCTCAGAGATATTGAACCTCTTACTGAAAACCAAAAAGTATTGTTTGATTCTTATGATAAAAATCAAAACATTGTTGCTTATGGTGCTGCTGGAACAGGTAAAACATTCATCACACTCTACAATGCTTTGTGTGATGTATTAGATCAAACAACTCCTTACGAAAAGATCTATATCGTTCGTTCTCTTGTAGCAACTCGTGAGATTGGTTTTCTTCCTGGAGACCATGAGGACAAGTCTTCTCTTTATCAGATTCCTTATAAGAATATGGTAAAGTATATGTTCCAAATGCCAACTGATGCTGACTTTGAGATGCTTTATTCAAATCTCAAAGCACAGGATACAATTAGTTTCTGGAGCACTTCTTTCATTCGTGGAACTACTCTTGATAAAGCAATCATTATTGTCGATGAATTTCAAAACCTAAACTTCCACGAACTTGATTCAATCATCACTCGTGTTGGTGAAGACTCTAAGATTATGTTCTGTGGTGATGCCACACAATCCGACTTAATCAAAACAAATGAGAGAAATGGTATTATTGATTTCATGACTATCTTGAGAGCTATGCCATCTATTGATATTATTGAATTCGGAGTGGATGATATCGTTCGCTCAGGTCTCTGTAAAGAATACTTACTTGCTAAAATTGATCTTGGTTTGTAATCTTGGACCATAATTATATCTTTTATACTGGACTTCCAAGATCTGGATCCACTTTATTATCAGCATTACTATCTCAAAATCCAAACATTCATTCTGCAGGTAATTCCCCAGTATGTCAATTAATTTGGGATACTTTTTTATCTGTTTCTAGAAATTGTAAAGAGCAATTTATATCATCTAAAAGAGATGCTGCTGAATTTATTGAACCAATAATTGACATATACTATAAAGATGTAAAATCTAAATTTGTCTTTGACAAATCAAGATCATGGGGGCATGAATCTAACATTTCTCTAATAAAACGTTGTATTACTGAAACCCCAAAATTTGTTGTTTTACTTAGACCAGTAATTGAAGTTTTTTCATCATTTGTTAATTTGTATGATTCTAATAACATTCCCACTGATTCACTTTATGATTTAATGTTCAAAGAAAATAGTGAGCCAATTATAAGGTCTTATAACTGCTCTCTAAATCTAATTGACAATCACTTTGAAAATTGTCTTTTTATATTCTATGATGATATAATTAATAAACCTTTAGATGTGTTATCTAAAGTATATTCTTTCTGTAACATTGAAAATAATTATACTCATAATCTAAATGAGATCATCAATAATTTTCCAGAAAATGATATGGAAGCATATGGTTTAATTGGAATGCATACAGTTAGACCAGTTATATCAAAGAGACAATATACTGTAGATATTAAAGATGAATCGATATTGAAACTTTGTACACAAATGGATCAAAATTTATTAGAAAAATATCATGCAAAATCATTTCATACATCATAATTACTTGGGTGATCTTGAATTAGAAAAGAAAGAAACGAATGGCATCCGTCTCTACAATCTTCCAAGTGGAGCATGGGTGCCATCTATTACTTCTGTAACTTCTTTTTATAATCGACAAATCTTTATTGATTGGCGTAAGCGGGTTGGTATTGAAGAAGCAAATAAAATTACAAGAAAAGCCACTGCTAGGGGAACAGATTTCCACCAAATTTGCCAAGATTATCTTGAAAATAAAGAGTTGAACATGGATGATTATCAACCAGCAACTCAGTTTATGTTCCATCATGCTAAGGATGAATTGGATAAGATAAATAATATACATGCTATTGAGCGTACACTCTATTCAGAATACCTTGGTTTAGCTGGTAGAGTTGATTGTATTGCAGAATACGATGGCGAATTAGCAGTTATAGACTTTAAAACATCCACTAAGATTAAACCTGAAAAGTGGATTGAAAACTATTTTGTCCAGGAAATGTTTTATGCGGCGGCATACTATGAATTGACTGGAATCCCCATCAAAAAACTTATAACACTTATGGTAACTCCTGAAGGTGAGATAAAAGTATTTGACAAAAGGAACAAAGGGGATTATATTAAGTTATTGGTACGTTATATTAAAGAATTTGTACATCACAATACTGGGTCAACAAATGGAGAATGAACTAGAGAAGGTACTGGAAAAAAAGTTTTACTGCCCATCTAGGTTTACTCAAGAGATTGAAAATGTTGTTACCAACAATAGTAATATGTCTTATATTGATGCTGTAATTTATTTCTGTGATCAGAACAGCATTGATCTTGAATCGGTTTCAAAGTTAATCTCAAAACCTTTAAAAGAAAAAATTAAGTATGAGGCAATTGAACTAAACTTTTTGAAGAGGAGTTCTAGGGCCAAATTACCTCTGTAATTATTATTACTTTTTTTAATGATGCCTTTTGATGCTTATAAGTGTTACTTGTCTTTGAAGAATCATTTCACCAAAGACAAGTATGACTACCACAAGTATTGTGGAAAGACTCGTGCGACTGTACAATCTTTTTATAAACGTAAAGATCGTTTCTGGTTTGAGAAGTTATCCAGAAATAAATCAGATGAAGAAGTAGTTAATTTCTTTGTATCTAACTTTATCACCTGCACTGATCCAAGTAAGCTTTGGATAGGAGAAATGATACGCGACGGTGAAGATAGATATACAGCATGGAAAAAACGTACACAATCTCTTTCTTACTTCTTCAGGGAAGAGATGGAAAAAACATTTGCGAATCAGAAATTAGATTCACTGTTCGTGACTAAAAAGGGACACCCTACAATTCTTAAAAAATATTTGAGTGGGGATGTTTCTATTGAATCTATGGTAATCTTGGATAGGATACTTGGCTATCGACAACAGTTTGATAATCATATTCAAGATCCAGTGTGGGAAACCGTAAGTTTAAGAATAAAAAAATATTCTTCTTTCCTACATATAGATGTATTTCATTATAAGAAAATTCTAAAAGAAATTGTTCTAGGGGGATAAATGAGTTTCTTTGATTCGGAAATTGTTCGGGCAGAAATGTCTGAAATCTCAGAACTTCAAGAAGAAGTTTATAATAATGTGTTTAAATTTCCCTCGATGAATAAGGAAGAAAAAATAAAACATGTTGAAATTTTGGAGAGACTTTTAAACAAACAAAAAACTCTCTATACTCGCTTGAGTTTATCTGATGATCCTGAGGCAAAGGAAATGAAAAAACGCATTTCCGAATCTGCTGCTGTAATGGGCCTTCCTAGCAACGTTGATATGAATGTCATCTTTCACAACATGTCCTCTCTTCTGGAGGTCATGAAGCAACAGATTGACAAGACAGGTTCAGACCTGTAGAATAACGAAGTACACAAAAGCCAAATCCAAACAAATCCGAGGTAATCCGAATGTCTTTTGCTGATCTTAAGAAGCAGTCTTCTCTTGGTTCTTTGACTGCTAAACTGGTTAAAGAAGTTGAGAAAGTAAATAACTCTGGTGGCGGTGGTGATGACCGTCTCTGGAAACCCGAAATGGACAAGACTGGTAACGGTTTCGCAGTCATCCGTTTCCTGCCAGCACCTGAAGGGGAAGATCTCCCTTGGGTCAAAATGTACTCTCATGCCTTCCAAGGTCCTGGTGGTTGGTACATTGAGAACTCTCTGACCACAACTGGTGGTAAAGATCCTGTGTCGGAATATAACCGCGAACTGTGGAACAGCGGTGTTGATGCTGATAAAGAAACTGTTCGCAAACAAAAGCGTAAACTTTCTTTCTATTCCAACATTTATGTTGTGAAGGATCCAACCAATCCTCAGAATGAAGGTAAAGTCTTCCTGTACAAGTATGGTAAGAAGATCTTTGATAAGATCATGGAAGCTATGCAACCTGAGTTTGAAGATGAAACCCCCATCAATCCTTTTGATTTCTGGCAGGGTGCTAACTTCAAACTGAAGATCGTCAAGAAAGACGGTTACTGGAACTATGATAAGTCAGAGTTTGATCGTGTTTCTCCTATTTTGGAAGATGATGATGCTCTGGAAGCCCTGTGGAAGAAGCAATACTCTCTCGCAGCAATCGTTGCTCCAGATCAATTCAAGTCCTATGACGATCTTGAAAAGCGTCTGAAGTATGTTCTGGGCCAGAAACCAGCATCTCGTCCTCGTCTTGATGAAGAGGTTGATGATGAGGACAATGATCGTGGTTCTTACACTCCCGATTTCTCTTCACGTTCACAGAAGTCTGAACTCCCTGAAGATCTGAGTGCTCAACTCAATTCTTTGGGATCTTCGAAGACCGATGATGATGAAGATGATGCTCTGTCATACTTCCAGCGTCTTGCTGAAGAATGATTAATCAGTCAATCTAATATTACTAGATGACTTCAAGGTTCCGCTGATATAATCAGAGGAACCTTTTTTATATCCCATATCTCTCTCAAGATCATCTAAAACAATTGGAAGATATCTTGGTTTGAGAATGAATATATTTCTTTTTTCTTCTTCTATTCTCTCCTCATATTCAATATTTGTCACTGGAGTTGTAAAATCTCCTGTTGAAACAAATGCTTCGCTGAATTCTTCATAGTATGAGTAAGAAGATCCTTCATCTACTTGAAGACCAGCA